AACCCTGATGATAAAGTAGTGGCTGCTGAAAGTATTGCAAAGTATTTAAAATGTGATTTAAGTAGGCTTTTGGAGGTGCTTGTTAAAGGATAATTATGGCAAAGTGGACAATGAACGACCTTAAAAATAAAGGTATGGCAAGAGTAAATGGAGTTTACAAAAAGATTGGGATTCCAAAAGTTAAAAAATTTCCTCAAGATAAACTTGACGAGGTTTTAGAAACTCTAAGAAAAAAAGGTTTGGATAAATTAAGATGAGAAAAGGAAAGTACAACATAGCCCCCAAGTCGCAGCGCACCCTCAAAGGAGTTACTTACATGAGTAAACTTGAGATGAGATACAGAAAGCATTTAGACTTACTTACCAAAGCAAAGGGTAACGATAAAGTATTAAGTATTAAAGAACAAGTGCCTTTTCCAATTATCATCAATGGTATTACTTGCTTTAAATATCTTTTAGACTTTGAAGTGCAATATCCTGATAGAGTGGAGTATGTGGATTGTAAGGGCATGAAGACAGCGATTTACTCTTTAAAGAAAAAATGCGTACAAGCGTATTATAATATCAAGATTAAGGAAGTTTACGATAAGGACTTTTAACAATATTAACCCTTTGTTCAACTAAGATAAGCGTTACGTTAATCGTAATAGATGTAGGTATCGAATCCTTCACATTGGGTTATTTTTTAAAAACTATGGAACTTAAAAAGAAATGGAAAAACAAGAACAAGATTTTAAATTAAACTATTCGCTTGATTGGACTTACGAAGTAAAAATAAGTCAATTAAAAAAAGACATTGAAGAAATTGAAAAACTTGGGGCAACTCATGTAAATATACAGCCTGACGTAAGTTATGATTGCCCAATTACTAGAATTGACGCAATTTGTAGAAGAATTGAAACAGATGAAGAATTTGAACTGCGTAAAAAAGAATTTGAGGCACATCAAGAGCGAAATAGACAAAGAGAGTTAAAACAACTTGCACAGCTTAAATCGAAGTACGGTATGTAGTATTGCCTGTAACAGTGTGCAAATATAAGAAATGGGGAATGTTACACGCAATCCGTAAAAGTTGACGAATAAGTAACGCTCTTGGGTGGCATCCAAGTTCATTTGCAGCCCGCCCCATTTCTTATATTTAATGTTATAACTAATGTTTTGATAAACTTGAAAATGCACAATAAATGGAACTTAAAAAGAAACTCTGCAAATGCGGATGTAATCAAATGGGGTACTATTGGAAGAGTGGATACCTAAAAGGACACCACCCTGACGACACTAAAAAGCCAATAAAAAAAGTATCGGAAAAAGAAAAGGTTAAAATGAAAGAAAGCAACAACTACTACCGAATGGCTATCGGAATTAATATCGTAAAAAACAAAGGCAAATGTATTTGTGAAGAATGTGGAGAGGAGATATTATATCCCGTTGGGGCAAACGTATCTCACATCATTTCTAAGGGGGCTAATCCTGCTTTATATACAAATATGCTTAATCATAAAATACTATGCGTTAAACATCATCAAATGTGGGAAACGGGAGATAGAAAGTCTATGAAGATTTACGAAGAGTGTATCAATATTAAAGAACAATTATTAAAACAGCAATGAAAGTATTTTTAGACACAGAAACAACAGACCTTAAAACCGACAGAGGTGGGGTTATTTGGCAATTAGGCTATATTATCGAATACGATAATGGCGAAATATTAGAGCGTGAAATTCACATTGCCCCCTCAAAGTATGACCTTATAAATGCGGTTACATTAGAGTTCTGCAAAATAACATTAGAAGAACTTAGGGGATTTACTCCTCACGAAGAAGCCGTAAAGATATTAATAAAAGACTTGAGAGGACAGAAGGGGGCTATGATAGGTTTTAACTCTCAAAAGTTTGACACCGAGTATGTTAATAAGTTTTTGTGGACAGCTAAAAAGAAATATACTGATTATTTTCACTCTCATAGTATAGATGTTTTAGTGTTAGCTGCTAATAAATTTATTGATGAAAGACATTCTTTGGGGTCGCTATCACTTCAAAATATTTGCAAGCAAATGGGAATACCCTTTGACACAGAACAGGCTCATGGGGCTTTATACGATGCAAGAATGACAAGACAACTTTATTATAAGTTAACGAAATAAATATTCATCTTACAATTGATTTTCAATTGATTACAATTAAAGTTAATTTATTTTATACCAATATATGCTTTTAGTGAATAATATATTTATCTTTGTGGCATAATATATAAAATATGAAAACATCAGTAACAATGGAACGTAAAATGGGTGATTTAATTGTTCATCAAAGAACACATGACGGAATGTTCAATGCAACAGCCCTCTTAAAGCAATGGAATACTACTAAAAAAACAAGGAAAGATGTTTCGGCATTTCTTAAACTTGACGCTACAAAAGAATTTATAACAGCCTTAGAATCAGCCGAAACAAGAAAAGTCGTATCGGTAATTAAGGGTGGGAATAAAAGTCAAGGTACTTGGATGAACCCTCTTTTATTTATTGATTTTGCCATGTGGATTAACCCTACATTTAAAGTACAAGTATTGAGATTTGTTTATGACGAATTGATAAAAGAAAGGAATGATGCAGGGGATAATTATAGAGTATTATCTGCTTCGGGAGTTAAGTTAAAAGGATATGATTTTGCGGAAGTTGCAGTTGCCTTGCAATGGATTATATTTAACACAAGCGGTAAAAACCTAAGACAAATAGCTACACAAGAGCAATTAAAAGAACTTAATGACTTGCAAACCAAATTAGCTTTTGCTATTGATATGGGTTACATTACAACATATCCTCAACTACTAGAAGAATTAAGAAAAATTTGGAATAACAAAAATAGGAAGTTTTAATTATGGAAGACAAAAAAAAGAAAAGAGGTCGCCCTAATATGTACAGCGAACCAACGGTTTCATTACACATAAAAGTACCAAAAAGCCATTATACAAGGCTTAAAACTATTTTAGAATATGAACTAAGTAAATTACAAATAACATGGAAATAAAAACAATCAAAATCAAAATGGACGAAAACCTTCAAAGGCTTGAAGCTAAAAGGTATCGCAGAGAACAACAAGAAGACCAATCTGATGAAAGAGATTTTATCCGACAAGCACAACAAGATAAAGCTGAAAGAATTGTAGCAGAAAGGGGATTAGACTAAATGGTTCTTGGATATACAATATTTATCGTTGCTATCATATTATTTATAATTGATAGACTCACAGATTAATCACATTTTAATTTTAGTAATCATTAAAAAAATAATACATTTGCATTATGGATTTAACAAATATAACAAATATAACAGCCGAAGAAGCAAGAGAAATCTTCTCGGAAAGTAAAGAAAACATTTCAGTAGATGCTGTTAATCTTCTTATTAAAGAAACAGCACCCTTTGCTAATATCGTTATGCTTCAACCATCTCAAGCACTAACCGATAGGCATTTAGAAAGTCTAAGAGCAAGAGGTTTTAAAGTGGGGTACACCGATAGGTATATAATTTCGTGGGGGGGATTAATCTAATGAAGACAACCATAAACGATAAGTACAGCAGGTTGATGATTAACGATTCTCGAATAAGAAATCTTATCGCAGAACTTAACGGAGTTACGCTATTGACAGCTACCAATTGGATAAGAGGTAAAAGCCCAAAGCTAACCGAGTTCGATAATCTTAAACTAATAGCTACTTATTATGAGGTAGCCGAAGAAGAACTATTACATCACGAAAAAATTAATACTATAACGCTATGAACCTAACAGAAATCGCAATGGCTAACGAAAACTTAACTACTCTTTTGAATAGTATTCAAGAGAAACAAAATCAAATAGATGATTACTTGGTAAGGTGCGAAGAACTTAGAAACCACAAATACGGGGACTTGTATAATCATATCCCCGAAATTGTGGCTGAGATAGAAAAAGAAAAAACAAGAATATCTTTTGATAAACGCCAAATCGTAGAGAATATAAAGTATCTATACAGCAAAGTGGAGGTAACAAATGAATAAACAAACAGCAGTAGAGTGGTTAGTTAATCAATTACAACAAACAAGAAATTGGCAAAGAGTAATTAATGAGGTAAATCAAAGCACAACTTCGGTAAGAGATGTGATTAAACAAGCCAAAGAAATGCACAAGCAAGAGATAATAAATGCTTATAGAGATGGCAGGAGCGACCAACAATCTGAAAAACCAAGTAGATTTTATAATAGATGGGCGGAACTATACTACAACGAACAATACGGAGGTAAAGATGGAAAATAAACAAACAGCAGTAGAATGGTTAACTTATAAAATAGAAGAACAAAGAGAAAATGGAAATGTAGATTTAAGGACTACTTTATTTTATTGTGAACAAGCCAAAGCAATGGAGAAGGAACAAATTGAAAATGCATATAAAGATAGCACTTCTCAATTTTCAGTTGATGCTCGTATGGATTACCCAAAATCAGCAGAACAATATTACAAAGAAAAATTTAACAAGTAAAATTATGAAACAAACAGCAGTAGAATGGTTAAAAGAAATTGCAAAACAAAGAGAACCTGATAAGTTTGATTGGCAACAAGCCAAAGAAATGGAAAAGCAACAACATAAAGAAACTTGGTTTTCAAGTACATTACAGTTTGCTAATGAATCAGAAATGCTTTATAAAAAAGATTTTGAACAATATTTTAACGAAAAATTTAAAAACAAATAAGATTAATGAAGAAAACAACAATTGATATTCCGATATATCAGTGTAAGTTAACTATAATATTAGATAAAGACTTGTCCTATGTTGAAAAGAAATATGGGACAAAATCTTTGTTTGACTATGGTGCTATTACAATGCGAGTGCCTAATGAATTTTCAGAGTATATTGTAGCTTTTGAATACACAGAAGGAACTATCATAGCACACGAAATAGTCCATTTAAAGAACTTAATCTATCAAGATAAAGGTATTGAACTAGATAGATTTAACGATGAACCTGAGGCGTATTTAACAGGTTGGTTGTTTAAACAAATAGATAAATTTTTAAACAAATAAGATTATGAAACAAACAGCAACAGAATGGCTATACGAACAATTAACTTCAACTTGGTTTGATAAGTCAAGTGGGCAGCATATACTTGAACAAGCCAAAGAAATGGATAAGGAGCAAAAAATACAAGCACAATTAGATGTACTATACAATGCTTTAAACTCAAATAATGTAAAGCTATCAGTTGAACAAACAATCACAGAACTAATTAATGAAACAATACTACGAACAGACAAACGGAGGTAACAAATGACAATAGAAGAACTAATAGACCGCAATTATGCTGCTCAAATAAAACGTGGGCAGATAACACCTGAAACAGGTTTAAGTGATTATATTGATAAGATAAGGGAAGAATTTAAAGAGTTAGTTTTTAGTTATGGTTGTGATTGTGGAGTTGAAAATATTGACGACAAAGAACTAATAGACATCATGCTTGTATGCTTTTCAATGGCTAAACACTTTGGAATTGATTGGCAAAAAGTAATGACCGAGAAAGTAGAATATAACGAAACAAGAAAGGATTAAAATAAATAAATAAATAACATTTGTATTTATTGTTTCGGGGGTTATATTTGTACCGCAGTTTCTAGATTATGAAAATATTAAAAATAATTCCTCCTTCAATACATTGCCAAAGCTTGCATCTACGCAACTCTAGGACTGCCTTTGTATTGTTGGGGGGTTTTTGTTTATATGAATGAGTTTAATAAAAATCAATACGCAGTTTTAACAGCTTCTATACTTTATAGAAAAGATATAACACCACGCCAAAAGATTTTAGTAGCTATGATTTCTAACATGAGTAATGAAAAAGGATATTGTTGGGCTTCTAACAAACATTTTTCAGAATGTTTTGACTGCGAAGAGCGAACAATTCAAAGAGATTTACAAGAGTTAGAAGAGAAAAAAATACTTAATCGTGTAATTAACTTAAATTCAGACGGTTCTGTTAAATTTAGGGCGTTAATAATAATAGAAGCAGGGGTGACACAGATGTCAGGGGGTGGTGACAATCTTGTCAGGAGGGAGGGTGACACAGATGTCATATATAAAAACAAAGTTTTAAAAACAAATAAGAAAAGGGTAGAATTTACCCCTCCAACTATTGAAGAAGTAACTACTTATTTTGTAGAAAAAGGATATAGTAAACATACAGCAGAAACAGCATTCAATTATTATCAAAATTTAGAATGGAAAGATTCTAATAATAAACAAGTAGTTAATTGGAAATCAAAAATGATTGCCGTATGGATGAAAGAAGAAAATAAAATAAAATCAGTTGAACCTTTTAAAATTACATTTCCACGATGAAAGCATATTCAGATTATGGGATAGATATTCCAAATAATAAATATAAAGGGGAGGTAGTTGCTATTTGCCCCGAATGTTCGCACACCCGAAAAAAGAAAAAAGAAAAGTGTTTAGGTGTAAATTTAGATAAAAAAATATGGCATTGTAATCATTGTGGTTGGAAGGGGGGGTTACCTAATGAGTTTAAAATAGAAACAAAAACTTATATAAAACCAATAGCTTCAAACAAAACAGGAGCAAGTGAAAATTTAATTAAATGGTTTGAAAGCAGGGGTATTAATCAAGAAACATTAAACCATTTTAAAATAGTAGATAAAAAAGAATGGATGCCTCAAACCCAAAAGGAAGAAAATGTATGTATGTTTCAGTATTTTAGGAATGATGAATTGATAAATATAAAATATAGGGATGGTGCAAAAAACTTTAAACTACATAAAGACGCTGAATTGATATTTTACAATTTAGATTCTGTTAAAAATTTTGAAGATTGTTATATTGTTGAAGGAGAAATAGATTGCTTGTCTTTATACCAATGTGGAATATTTAATGTTTTAAGCGTTCCTAATGGAGCAAATTTGAATAGTAATAACCTAACATACATAGAGAATAGTTATGACGAAATATCGCATTTAAAAAGGTTTCATATTGCAACCGATAATGATGTTGCAGGTAGAATGCTTAGAGATGCTATTGCTACAAGGTTTGGCAAGGAGAATTGTGATTTTATAACTTTTAATGATTGTAAGGATGCTAATGATTGTTTGCAAAAATATGGAACAGAAGAAGTTATGGACTGCATATCTAAAAAATATCAGTTTCCAATAGAGGGTGCTTTTACGATAGAAGATTTTAATGATGATATTGATGACTTTTATTACAATGGATTGCCCGTTGGAGCTAAAATAGGAGTAGAAGAAATTGACAAATTAGTTTCATTTCACAAAGGGTATATATCTGTAATTACGGGAATACCCTCACATGGAAAAACAGCAGCACTTGATTATATTATTACGAGATTGAATCTAACCGAAAAATGGACAGGAGCTTTTTATTCCCCCGAAAATAAACCTACAAAATTACATTTTAGTAAATTGGCAAGGCTTTATATAGGAAAGTCTTGGGATGGGTATAATAAAATGACGTATGATGAAATGAGCGATGTTAAAGAATACCTTAATGATAAGTTTTGGTTTATAAAGCCTGAAAAAGATTTTACATTAGATACAATACTTAGTAGTGTTAAAAGGTTAATTTTATTAAAAGGTATTGATTTTTTTGTTATAGACGCTTGGAATAAATTAGAGCATAAAGACGATAGTACGTCTTATGTTGGCAAGGAATTAGATAAATTAGCAGATTTCTGTGAACTTAATAATGTACATTGCTTTTTAGTTGCACATCCTACAAAGATGAAAAAAGACAAAGATGGAATAAGATTTGAAGTTCCAAGTCTTTATGATATAAGCGGTTCTGCAAATTTTTATAACAAAGCCGATTTGGGTATTTGTATTTATAGAAATTTTGACACCAATGTAACAACAATGATAATTCAAAAAATAAAATTTAATCATTGGGGCGAAACGGGAGCTATTGATTTAAAATACCAATTACAAAACGGAAGATATTATTTAGAAACAAAAGGTTCAGATAATTCATCATGGTTAAAAAGAACACAAAATTTAGGAGTTTTATCTACCGTAACAAAACCAATAGTAGAGCAGTCTAATTTAAAGGACACGGAAAAATTTTCAAATAAAACCATTAAACCAAGTTTGAAACTTGAATCATTTAATGTTGAGGAAGAATATGATGATGATGTTGCTCCTTTTTAATCACATTTTAATTAAATAAATCAATAATAAATTAAACATTTGTAAAAATTATGGAAAGCAAAGAAGAGTTAAGTTTAGCTATGCGTAAGCAAGCAGAAAGAATTGACAAGGAGTGGGAAGAAAAAGTAAAGGTAATATCATTTAGCTTTGTAAGGATTCACGCTTTATTGAAAGCTGCGAAACACGATAGAGATTTCATTTCACAGAATATGCAGTTCTTTAAAACAAGGAATACAGCAAAGAATGTTATGGATGCTTTCCATAAGATTGACTATGTAATACTTATGCTTGATAAAATATACGCTAATAAAAGAGAAGTACCCCCTGAAAAAGCACATCAAGCGGATGAGTTTACCTATAATATTGATGACTTTGTAGAACAAACTCTTCGCCCCGAAATAGAAAAACAACTTGTGCAGCTTGGCGAAAGGGTGGGAATGTAACAATTTGAAGTTTATACCCAAAGGGGTATGATATATAGTTCATTAACTATTATTATACCCAAAAAGGTATGATAAGTCATTCAGATAACGGTATCGGGGCTTTGCGTAGTAGCCCTTAGTATAAACTTAAAATTAACCACGACACTTGATAGGGCTATTACGCAAAACCCTTGTTAGGCGTTGTTTTTATTCAGAAAGATGAACGAATTAAAATTTAAAAAAGACACTAAGGTAGGTTTTCATTTTGATTATAAAGCAGGTGAAACAATGTACTTTGAAGAAGGTAGTTACCTTGAAAATTTTATGGAATGGACTTACAGAATTTATAAACCAAATGAAAAGGGTATGGCTTATTGTGGCAGTATTCGCTCGTCTTGTTTACGGGCTGCTCAAGAAAATAACGCCTAACGGTTTTGGGCTTGTCTAAAGTTTCAACAACACAATAACAATTGCTTCTCCAATTACTGCTATCCATAACAAACGGATTGTGGTTTTTTGAGAGGCAAATTTTGTTTGTAGCTTGTCGTATCCTACTTTTAGTTTAATGTTTTCATCTCGAAGCGTATCAGCCAATACTTTATAATTCAATTTGTCTTGCTGCAAATAAAGTAACTTTATGGCTGTTATGCTATCTTTCATGCGCCAATACTTTATTTCATAAAAACACTTAGTAGATTGCGCTATCGCAAAGCGGTTGGTAGAATCTTGCCTTCTCTGTCCATAACTTGAATAAGCTGTCAAATTTAAGGCTATCAATAGCAATAGTTGTAGTAATAAATATTTTCCTTTCATGGTATATAAATGTGTCTTGTTTTTTGAATATTGTATCATGCTGTTTTTCTAATTTCTCAAAGCTATCTCTCATATTCTCTACCCACTCCCTATCGTAGCTATTTGGCTGTGGTCTTGTATTAAAGTAAAATATTACACAAATAGTAATTGCGGTTATTATAGCTATGTGTATGACTTTCATATAGCAAAGATAGTAAAAGCAAACAACCCAACAAATTCTTGCGGTTAATATGTTAGCTTTTCTCCGCATTTTTGCGGTAAATAGCTATTATATTAAATATAATTATTTAGTCTTTGATGCCCAATCATTAAGGATATTAAAAAAAATACACCCTATTGTAACCAATACAGGAAATACATAAATGTTATCGCAGGGTATTGATAATAGTATGCAAACTTGAATTACTTCTAAAAAAGTTGCAAAATGCCACGCATCGTGAAACATTGGAAAATATCTGTGTAACCAATTAGTTTTAGGTGCTTCTTTTGCAGTTCTACTCCAAAAGTATGACCAACCAATTTTAGTGAAAAAATCATAATGTGCTATTACATCCATTATAAATTTTAAAAGCATAAATGTTAAAATATTAGATATTGCAAAAGTTATCATGTGTTGCATGGGTTAATGATGATATTTTTAATTAGTAAATTTTCCCGTCAATAATAGTTTTATTCTCGACCATATAATCTCCATTCGGTTTTACTTCAATATACGCAAAGCCATGCGACCAATTATTATAAGGCATATAGCCTGCGAACAAATCGCAAAGGCAAGCAGTTGAATATACTTTTACTAATTTGCCTCCTAATGTCCTTTCAACGTGTTCTGATTTTCTGTGATAATGACCTCCGATAACACTTTCTCCTGTTTTTAAATATACTGCTCTTGCAGGATTAACACCTCCACTTTTTAAAGGAAGTTCGTGATAGTGCAATACTTTTAACTCACCACAATAACCCATCTGCTTGTCTTCAATTAATTGAATATTTAACTCGTTAAAATGAAGAATTACCGATAGTTTAAATTCTTCCATGTCTAATAATTCAACTGCTTTATTTCTTAAAAAAGCCTCCCATCTATTTTCATGGTTTCCCATTTTAAATATTATTAGTGCCTTTGGAAACATTGCTCTAAGTCCTTTTAAAAACTTGCGGGTTAAATCTATCTCATATTTAAAATTTCTTTTGCGTGGGTCTTTGTCAAATTTACTCAATGAATAAATATCCATCGTATCTCCATTCAGCCATATTGTATCAACTTCTTTTTGTAGCCCATATTCTAATGCAGCAAACAAAGCATCATCGTTTTGATAAGGGAAATGAATGTCAGATAACATCAATACTTTGCTGTTCGATTTTGGCAAATAGTACGGTTCTATTTTATCCGTTTCGCCTTTTGGCAGTTCTTTTTTTAGTGCTTCGAATTGTTTGCGAAATTCAACGTGAGTATTTTGTTTATTCCAAGTTCCTTTTGCACCTTTTAAAGTTCTTATATGACTTCTTACTTGCTCGAGGTCTTTGTAAACACTTTTATTTTCAGCATAAATCTTTTTTGCTAAGGTTAAATTCGCAGTATTTGGGAATTTTAACAAATACTCCTTCGCTATGTCTGATTTTATAGTGCCTTTCATATTTTAAAAAAGAGTTCCGATTCTTCTTTCCTGCGATTTACTAATCCTTTTAACACCTTACCGCCACCTGTTGTATAATGTGTTTGCCACCATTCTTTGAGGTCTTTAGACTTGCTATTAACAAGGTTAAATAATGTTTCAGACTTACCGCAATTCCAAACAAATGAAACTAAGGCATCGAATTGGTATTGGGTTAAATCTATTTTTATATTCTTGTTTACTATCGCTTCATATTGTGGAAGCAAATCCATCAATAATTCTTCCGCTTGTTGCTGTGTAATCTTATTGCCTAACTTGATTTTAGAACCATCTTTGTAAAACGTATTTCCATAAGCAATCGTGACTAATCCCGCAGGACAAGTATAAGCAGTTAGTTTGCATCCTTCAAATTTTTTGATTAATCCAAGTCCTTTAAGTCCTATCTTCATTGCTAAATAAGTTTGTTAGTTCATCTATAACTGCACCGCTTACTAATATCCAAAATGCTATCTTTTCTTTACCATTGATGTAAGCAGCTCCCGAAATCGTACCTAATATAGATTTAATGGCTAATAGCCACTTTCTCAAGTTCTTAGGAGTCGGTTCAAAGTAATTTTTTAATGATATGTTTGTCATTTTTTTAACCCCTTTTCAAATTCGTCAATAGATTTATCGGTAATTAATTTAATTATCCAAGTGCAAAAACGATATGCCCAATAAATAATTGTGCAAATTGAAGCTATGGAGGCGAATAAAAAGTTGTGCTTTTCAAGTAAGGCTATGAAGCCTACTAATGATACTAATATGTCTAAGAATCTAAAGTGCATACTGAGGTCTATATTTTTATTGTTGGAATATCTATTGTGTTGTAATCAACTAATTTGCTTTCATCTACTAAACTTATTACTTCCGAAGTAACCATAAAATAATAAGCACCTTTCACATCTATAATAGGTATGCAATAATTATCATTGCCATTCCCATCGGGTAACCCTAATAATTCATTTGCTTGTTTTAGCAATGTTTCAAAACCTTTTTTAGTTGTTTTTTGTAGTTGCATATTAAGAGGCGTTATTATTTAAGTAAGTTAATAGATTATACATATTGGTTTTAGTGGTATTGTCATCTGCTTGACTTGTCATAAAATGATTCGTTAAAACAAATTGTCCAAAACCCGTATTACTCCTAGATGAAAATAATGTTACACCACTTGTATTTTTGAATGTTATGCCCGTTGAAGTAGTAACTGTACCATTATTTGTTTGTATTGTTGCTTTTGGAGTTACACTTTCAAACTGAATAGTACCTATTCTTCGCAAATTATTTGCAACACCCATATCCATATCTACATACATAAAACTTGATGTTCCAAAATATCTACTTGAACCTGTTAATTCTTTATAAGCACCATTAAAATTAAAGCTTGTTGCATCATCGTAAAGGAATGTTGTAGGAGCGCCATACATCAATGTAAACGATGTGTACATTGTTCTTGAACCTATTGAAGTAAATACACTTGATACCATGTTATGTGCAATACCATCAGTTTGTACCATTGTTACATTTACTAAACAACCTTTTAATCCCGTTGCTGCCGTTCCTGTATTTATTGTCCATGTTGCTCCACCACCTGTCCAAGACGTTTGACTTGTTGCAGGCGCATAACTACTTGGACTAAATGTAATTGTACTTGAAGTGGTTGAATTATTTAAAACTACTGAATAAATACTACAAGCATTTGCTGTACTATTAGCACTTCCACCT